TTGCCTTTCAGTATGGTTTTGACCTTCTGCCCGACAGCGACAAGTTCAATAACATGGGACACACAGAGGAACAGATAGAAGCAAGCAAAATTGTCAAGTACTCTGCCGTTGTGGAAAGCCCAAATGAGGGGCGTTTGATAGTGAAGATAGCGGGCGAACAGGGCGAGCAATTGCAACCTATTACTGATGCCCAAAAGCAAGCCTTTGAAGCCTACTTACAGGAGATAAAAGATGCAGGTGTAAGACTCTCTGTGGTGAACTATAAGCCAGATATATTACACTTACGCATGAAGATAGTGTATGATCCTCTAATGTTAGATAGTAATGGACAAAGTATTACCAATGCATTTAAGCCAGTTGAAAGAGCAATTAAAGATTATTTAAAGAATCTTCCATTTAATGGAGAATTAGTACTGGCACACCTTATTGATGCTCTACAACATGAAGAAGGTGTCAAGATACCACACTTGGTTCTTGCACAAAGCAAAAATATTAATAGCGGTGGAGAGTATGGTGCATTTGAGACGATAGAAATAAGTAAAATACCAACTGCAGGATACTTTACAATAGATAACTTTAACGATATAACCTATATCAGCAATGTATAACCTCCATATTGACAAACTGCTTGTGCTATTAACACCTACTTTTTTGAGAAAAAGTAAGTTTGTGGCATGGTTGAGAGTATTGACAACGCCCTTGAACAAATTATTAGATGTTTTTAAGAAGGAGAGAGAAAAGGACTTGTACAACCTTACCCATAATAGCCAAGTCTGTTATTTGCGCAAGGTACTCAATGATGAGTTCGACCCTCAACTAAGGCGTATTAAAATAGAAGATGGTAAGAGAAACACAAGGTTATATATTTATCAGAGACGAGCCAAGAGACCTGTGTACTTAGGTAAGGTATTCCTATATCAACGAGACAACTATATAGATGGAGGAGTAGATTTTGTAGTCGTATTACCTAAAAATTTACATTACGATAAATACAAATTAAAAGCCCTTGTAAATTTCTATAAACTTGCAGGGAAAAGATGGACTATAAGAATTGATTAATAATATGAACAAATTAAACCTAACACACGATGCTGGTTATCCTTTTGATGTGAACTTCCTCGCCTTTATGCAAAATGCCTATAGTCTCTTTAATCATTTAGGACACCTTGCAGGTAATAAGGTAATTATTTCGGGCTGTGTGCAAACAGGTAATACTATCTCGGCTGGAACAGTCTTTATCAATGGTGAACTATTGCCATTTGATGGCGGGCCTAAAGGAGCCACCGTATTTATAAAAGAAGTAAGCAATGAGGTAACCTTTGAAGATGGATTCCTCCGTCCGTTGGAGGTGATAAGGAGTGTGGCATTTGGTAGGTCTACCCCTGAGAAGACTTTTAATTGGGCAGATTTTCAAAATGTTACTAACCTACAAAATTTAGGAAGGAATAAGACAGAGAAAGAAGATTTTGAACGTCTAAAACAGGAGGTGGAGAAACTTAAAAGACAAAAGCAAGCTGTACCTATTGGTCTTATAGCTATATGGGGTAAACCTGCTAATGAAATACCTGATGGTTGGCGTGAGTATGTTAATCTACGGGGCAAAATGCCGATAGGCTTAGACCCCGACTATGTAGTGAGAGCTGATGATGCTCAAGATTATCAGTTAAACAGGCTGTTACAACAAGGAGGGGAACGATCACATAAGCTCACTATTGCTGAGATGCCCTCACATAGTCATGATTTGGATAATCTACCTACTCCAATTAATGACTCAGATAGGGGCATTGGAGGATCTTCAAAGATTAGTGTGGATGACCTTACCAAAAGACCTTCAACCAACACTGGTGGAGACCAGCCACATAATAATATGCCACCCTATCGAGTGGTACAATTTATTGAGTATGTAGGATTCAATTAGATAACAATATGACTGCAAAAGAAACATTATACAAGTTTTTTTCTAACTTCAAGCGCCCAACTCAAGAGCACTTTCGCGCCCTCATAGACAGCTTTTTTCACAAGTCTGAAAAAATTCCCATGACCTCTGTTGAGGGCTTGGAGAGCGCCATACAGGGAACGGTCACTGCAGAACAATTACAAAGTCACCTTACTGATAGTCAGGCACACAAGGAGCTGTTCGATAAGAAAGTGGATAAGGTGCCAGGGAAGGGGTTAAGTACGAATGATTTCACCAATGAACTACGTGCCAAATTAGAGGGATTGCGGAATGTGGATATATCGCAGCTACTACCCAAGGGAGGCTATACTGGGACAGCTCAGAACCTGAAGGACCTAATAGATAACATCATGCGGATCTTGCAGTCTCCTGATACGGAACTGGACGAGTTGCGAGAGATCGTTGCTTATATTAAGCAGAACAAGCGTACCTTGGACACTTTGGGTATATCTAATATAGCGGGTTTGCAGGATGCTCTCAGAGGCAAAGCACCAACAGACCATCATCACGATGATAGATATTCACGATTGGGGCATACACACACAGAATATGCCTATCGTACTCACAGGCACCGTTGGGATGATATAGATGGAAAGCCTTCTTTAGATTTCATTCCAAATAATTGGAATAAAAGGAATAATAAAGAAGTCATAAGGACACAAGTAGATGAATGGCTAAGGATTAATGAGCTCAACAGCCATACTAACGGTGTGTATTTTGGTACTTCAACTGTTAGAACGGATGGTCAAGTACAAGTTGGTGAAGGAGGTACAGAAGCTATATTATCTAACTTAGGACTTATCTTAAAGAAAAGACTTAGAATTAATGCATGGGCTGGAGGAGATGGTGCTGACATTAAGTGTAAGGGTAGAATGCAAATTGCTTCTTCTTCAGGTATCATTGAGTTTAGAAAGATTCTTGAAGACTTAATTAATTGGAATGGAAATGCAACTGTTACTATAGATATTAATGATGGTAAAATCACTTCTAAAATATTGGATACAAATAGAATAATCTTTGGTAGTGAAAACAATATTATTAGTGCTTGGACAGGAGGATTTGATTTAGCTACTCGTCAAAGCTTATTAAATATTGGAGCATTAAATACTATTAAATTCAGAAAGATAGATGATACTGGTTGGAAGAATGATTTAATTGAAATGAATGTCAATGATGGTACATTAAGAGTTAGTGGGGTTAAATCAAACGCCAATGTTTCAGGAGAATATCTATTTGCAACAAATGGTACAACAATGCATTTACCTTCATTTATTGGAACATGTGGACAAATTTCAGGAGTTTGGAATATAACCACGTCTTGGTATGGAAGACAAATAAATATCGTGGGTGTTTCAACAGTTAATCTTTCATCTATGTCACAAAATCAATCAATAGCTTTTCGTAAGTGTTTTGCAGGTGGATCGGTAACATTTAACACAACAGGAAAGCAAGTGGTATATACAGGAGATAACACCTTCAATGGGGGTGATGGAAGTACAGCAGTAGTTAGTACTGCTGGGGGGAATAAGATGTATATAGATATACGCAATGTATAATATTAGTTTTGAGTTTTTAATTTTGAGTTTTGAGTTGTTCTGACTTAAAATTAAAAACTCTGAACTCAAAACTGAAACAGATGAATGCGATACAATTTTTTGATTGGGGAGGGGGAACAAAAGAAAATTATGTTCCTTTTTATAAACTAAAGATAACAAATATTTTTGTTAATCAAAAAGGTGTTGAACTAGAAAAAAAAATACCAATAACAATTACTCATAAGTCAGATTTTTATATGAGTTATATAAAGAATCGTGAAGTAATTAATGACGAACCCCGTAAAGCTCCGATAGAACTTCGTAAGGAAGGCACTAATCTTATTTGTCAGACGTACTTAAAACATAATTTCAGAATTTTGCAAAAACAATATTCAATTGGTTTTAGGGTTGATACGATGTCCATTCCTTATTTTAGACCTCTTGAAGCAACATGGAGAGGTGATGTGTATATTGGAGGACGAAAGGTAAAAGATGGATATATTATTAATGGTGTGCAAGTATATAATTCTACTTTACAAATTTCTTTAGTTGGAAATAATGAATTGGGTTGGGTTTTTGAAGACAATTTGGAAGAAATACCCTTTAATAGTCTTTTTGGAAAAGAAATAGAATTAAGAATAAAAAATTAAGTTCATATTTTAAAGTCTTATGAAAGAATTTATCACAAAACACTTACCCTTTGCTCTGGAGATGGAGCGCAAGATGTATATTTCAGCAATATTTATTAATATTTAAAATCAAAACGACATGAAAAAAAGCAAACGTACCATTCATTGCCTAGTTATTCACTGCTCTGCCACCCCCGAAGGACGAGCACACTCTGCTAAAGACATAGACCTATGGCACAGGCAAAGGGGGTTCAATGAGATAGGTTACAACTATGTGATCCTCTTGGATGGCACTATAGAGCTGGGCCGTGATGTAGATAAGATACCCGCCCATGTAGAGGGTCACAACCAGGATAGTATAGGGATCTGCTACATAGGTGGAGTGGATAAGAATACGCTCCAACCCAAAGACACCCGTACACCTGCCCAAAAAGAAGCCCTTATAAAGCTCCTTAAGGAACTCAAGAAGTTATACCCCGATGCAGTGATACAAGGACATAGAGATTTTGCTGGAGTAAAAAAGGCTTGTCCTTGCTTTAATGCAATGGATGAATATAAGAATATTTAATTTTAGATTATGACAGAAGTAAAAGAATTAAAAAAAGAGTTTGAAAATCTACTTACAGAAGTAGAACAATTGCCACGTACAAGAGAACTATCCATAGTTATTACTAAGTTGGAAGAGGGTCTTATGTGGCTTGAAAAATCAATCAAAAAAAGTCAAAGCAATGTATGAGAAAGTTTTTGAGTTTACTATTAGCCCTTTTGTTACTGACTGGTTGCAAAGGCAAAAAATTAAACAAAACAGAGCACAGAGAAGAGCAAAAGAGCGAAAGAAAGGAGGTAAAAGACAGCTCCACACAGGTAGAAAAAGCCCAAAAGGTCGCT